AATTGAAGAAACACTTACAGTAGATGGTGCAGTTTCAACTAAATCATTTTTAAGAGTTTTTAGAGCCTTTGTTGCTTCAGCAGGTTCATTACAAACTAATAAAGGTGATATAATTATATCAACAGGTGCAAATGGTACTGGTACAGTATTGGCAAAAATTGCAACAATTGGTATTGGTACAGTATATGGTCAAGGACAAACAAATTTGGCACTCTATACAATACCAGCAGGATTTAAGGGTTTTTTAACAAATTGGAATATAGGAGTAGGTGCTTATAATGACGCCGTAACCGCTAACTTATATACGAGAGAAGTAGGTAATGGTTTAATTTTTAGAACAAGAGATGTTATGGATGTTCCAGGCGGACTTCACCAAAGAATATATCAAGTACCATTTGCCTTACCTGAAAAAACAGATATTGAAGTTAGAGCAATTGCTTCAACAGGTACAAATATATCATCAACCTTTGATATAATATTGGTAAGAGGCTAACATTAATGGGTTTACTTTTAATTAGAAACATGGTATAATACAACTATGGAAAACTTCAAGAACTATATTACTGAACAAAAGAATACCCATATGACTCATATTGAGGACAAAGTATTATATGGTGGGGTGAATGGTACACGTCAGGCTATCAACGCACTACGTGAATTAAGAGATATGTTAGGAGGTAAACATGCAGGTTCTGTTTCTGTTAAGTGGGATGGTGCACCTGCTATCTTCGCTGGTACTGATCCTCGTGATGGTAAATTTTTCGTTGCAAAGAAAGGTATTTTTAACAAATCTCCCAAGGTCTACAAGACACCAGCAGATGTTGATGCTGATACTTCTGGGGATTTGGCTGATAAGCTTAAGCTCGCACTTAAGCACTTACCAGAGCTTGGGATAAAAGGAGTAATACAAGGTGACTTCTTGTACGGTCCAGGAGACCTTAAAACATCTAAAATCAGCGGTGAATCATATCTTACATTCCACCCCAATACAATTGTTTACGCAGTTCCATCAGGAAGTGAAGCTGCGAAAGAGATTAAATCGGCGAAACTGGGGATTGTGTGGCACACAACGTACAGAGGACGAACATTCGAAACAATGAGAGCATCATATGGTGTAGATGTTTCAAAGATGCGTAAGTCCAGAAACGTTTGGTCACAAGATGCTATGTTACGTGACATGACAAGCTACACCATGTCAAAACAAGAGACTGACGAAGTGAATACATACTTGAGTGAAGCTGGAAAGATATTCAATAAGATTTCTAGTTCTACACTCAAACAACTTGAATCAAATCAAATGTTAGCACAACACATTGAACAACACTCAAATAGTTATGTACGTGCTGGTGCACTTCCACCAGATCCGTCTAAAAGAGTAAATGCACTTATTCAATTTATTAAACAGAAATATCAAAAAGAAATTGATAAGAGAAAGTCTGAAGCAGGTAAAGGTGCACAACAGAAAAAACTAGATACTATTCTAGAATTTTTCTCAGAAGATAATAAAAATAATTTAAAATTAATGTTTGAATTACAGAAAAATATAGTTTTAGCAAAATTAAAACTTATAAATACATTGAATAAACTATCAAATGTGAAGACTTTTGTTAAGACAACTAAAGGTTACAGGAGTACAGGCCCTGAAGGCTATGTAGCAATTGATAAGCTTGGTGGTGATGCGGTAAAGATTGTTGACAGAATGGAATTCTCGTACAACAACTTTTCGCCTGATATTTTAAAGGGATGGGATAAACCGGGAAGAAACTAATGGCAGAGAAATTAGGTTTTAAGCATTTTATGACAGTCAACTATCGTCCAGGCGAAGATGACTTAACTAACTATAGAGCACACAAAAGACGTCGTGGACAAGGCGCCGGAAGTGATGCTGAATATTCCTCAACACATTCCCCAGAAGAAACTGACGAAGCTTTAACCCCTTCACAGAGACTTGCACGTGGTAGACAAGCACGTAGGATTAAGTCTAAACTGAAAATGGGTAGAGCAAGAGCAGCTCGTAGAATTGCATCAATGGCAGTTCTAAAGAGACGTGCACGTAAATCAGCACGTAAGGCACTCTATAAGAAAATCGTCAGAGGTATCCCAAAAGCAGAACTATCACCAGCACGCAAACAAGAGATTGAAAAGCGTCTTGAGAAACCAGCTTTCCAGGCTAGGATTACTAGAATGGCTAAGAAGGCTTTGAAAGATGTACGTAAGAAAGAATTAGCAAGAAAGCGTAAGTGATGATCGGTTCATTCCGCCAGTATCTGGTCGAAGAAGAAAAGGTCGTTTATTTTTCCTTTGGAAGAATGAACCCACCTACTATTGGCCACGGTAAATTATTAGATAAGTTAGCAGCATCTGCAGGACGTAATCCATATCGGATGTACGTATCACAATCTGTTGACCCTAAAAAGAATCCACTAGAATATAGATCCAAAGTTAAATTTATTCGTAAGATGTTTCCGAAACATGCACGGAACGTTCTCCTGAATAATAAAGTAAAGAATGCAATGGAAGTTGCATCAGCACTATATGATGAAGGTTACCGTAAGATCGTAATGGTTGTTGGTAGCGATCGTATGAGAGAATTTGATGTTCTTCTCAATAAGTATAACGGTCAAAAGGGTAGGCATGGTTTCTACAACTTTATGGATATTAAAGTTATTTCTGCTGGTGATCGTGATCCAGATGCAGAAGGTGCTACAGGTATGTCTGCATCTAAAATGCGTACAGCAGCATCTGATAATGACTTTACAGCATTCTCACAAGGTCTTCCAAAGAACTTCTCTAATTCAGATTCAAAAGCACTCTTCAATGCTGTACGTAAAGGTATGGGTCTAAAAGAACAAACTGAATTCAAGAAACATGTACAACTTGAACCAGTATCAGAAATTAGAGAAAGCTATATTGATGGTAAACTCTTTGAAGAAGGTGATCAGGTAGTTATTCTAGAGACTGGTCAAGTTGGTAAGATTAAACGTCTAGGATCAAATTATGTTATTATTGAAGCTGAAGAGAATATGTACCGTAAGTGGCTGGACGATGTAGAAAAAGTTGATGGATATAAAATTGAATATGATACAGCAGAATTCAGTATGCCAAAACCACTACAAGAAGAAATGAAAGATTCTTGGGGTGAGACAGAAGGTGCAAATAAGTGGAAGAAAGCTACACCAGGTCAATCAGAATCACAACACCCTAATATTTGGGATAACATACGTAAACGTAGAGCAAAAGGTTTACCACCACGTAAGCCTGGTGAAAAGGGTTATCCAAAGACATTAGATCTACCTGAAGCTGGACCATGTTGGCCTGGATATAAACAGGTTGGTACAAAGATGAAGAATGGTAAAGAAGTTCCTAACTGTGTACCAGAATCAACTGTAAACGAAAAGATTGATGTCAGACAAGATCCAGATATTGATGAGCTTCCAGGTTCACAGCCAGCTACATTCCAAAAAGGTATTAAATCAAAATCTACAAAGGCAGCACGTCATCGTCATTTCCAAAGAATGACAAAGAGACGTGATGATGATCCAAGTGCTTATAAAGATGCACCAGGTGATAAGGCAGCACGTAAAAAAGGTACTAAGCCATCACAATACACAAAGAAATTTAAGCAGATGTATGGTGAACAGCAAGATCCAGTAGATGTAGCCAAACAAAGAATTGATAGAGAAAAAGCAGCTAATGCACGTCGTCATGATAGTATGCTAGATCGTGCACGTACAAAAGCAACAAAAATGAAAAATAGAGATACGAAGCCAAATGTATAATTTTAAGACATATCTCAAAGAGAACGCTGAAGCAGCTCTTAAAACAAAAGCTGATAAGAGTGGTTTCTCTTTAAGTATTCTTCGTAAGGTTTATAAAAGAGGTGTAGCAGCTTGGAAGGTTGGTCATAAACCAGGAACTACACCACAACAATGGGGTATGGCACGAGTAAATAGTTTCATTACTGGTGGTCGTACAAGAGTCAAAGGAGACCCTGATTTATGGGCGCAACAAAAAGGGAAAATTAAGAAATGAAAAGCTTTAAACAACTCCGCGAAAGTAAAATCGCACTGTCTGGATCGAGAGCTGCTTATGCATCAATGTATGAAGACATATATAAAGAACGAGAAAACAGAGCCAATGATCATGATGAAGCAGCACATTTTCATCGTACTCTTACAGATGATGATGCGCATGCTACTCATGAACACGGTCCTGTGAATAAAGACGCACTCAAACATCATGAAGCAGCAGCTAACCATCATCAAGCAGCAGCTAGTCATTATAGAATAGGCAATTATGATCAAGCGGACAGACATGCGACAAAAGCTGGAATACATTCACAAGCTGCAAAAAAACTTGGTAGTAAGGATTCACATTACGTTCATCTTGATACAAAACATTTACACAATCAAAAGCCTCTTCATCACCCTAAATCGATTATAGGTGATCCTTATAAGATGAGAACTAGACTAGGTTTTGATGATTAATTAATTGAATAAATAACTTTATGATGAACATTGAACTGACTGAAGATAATCTCTTCTTATACGCTGCAAAGCATTAAACCGTTTAAAAGGAAAATAAGATGAAAACCTTTAAGAAATTAAGAGAAGAATCTACTGAAGTAGTTGAAAGAATCAGTGGTTCTGGTACTGATCGTAAAGCTCAACTCAAGAGGGCTTTTAGAGCTGGCCAGCATAATACAGATATGTATTATGGGGATCGTGGCAGAACTAGATCTATTCCTGCTCCAAAGGGAATGAGAGACGTAGGCCACTATATGTCTAAGCATAAAGATAAGGGGATTGAAAAAGCTTATAATAAAGGTAAGCGTGACGATGATCGGATGAGTCCTCCTAAAGGTAAAGAGAAGATGAAGCCTCAAGATATTCTTAGAAGCAGACAGTCTATGGGGATTAAAAAGGCGCCGCGGTATACATATGGTGCGCCAGCAGGTAAATTACCAAAATAACCGGAGAAAATAAAATGCCATTGAAAGTATCAGACGGGATTGGAACATGGATCGACGATTTTAAGAAATCGAAAGCTCCACAGTTCAAAGGTAAATCAGAAAAAGAACGTAGGGATATGGCCATTGCAGCTTATCTTTCTGCTAAACGTGGTGGTAAACCTCAGAGTGAAGATGTAAGATCTGCAGATAAAAAACCAGAAAAATATATTGGTCCTGATGGTAAACCAAAGATTAGAATGGTACCTGTTGATAGAGAGATCGTAAAGTCAGAAGCAAAGAGAGTAGTTCATTCAGTAAATGAAGAATCAGATAAATCTACTGATCGTTTAAAGATGCTTGTACGTCTTGGGTTAATGGATAAGAAAGATATGACCAAAATCGTTCGTTCAATTAGTAAGATGAAAGAGGATAAGCCAGTTTCCCCTGCTGATCGCAAAATCCTTTTTGATCTCTTGAACGAACTGATTGGTATGGTTACTGGTGACGAACAAATGTTTCAGAAGGCAAAGAAAGCTGTACGTGAGGAGAAGGATCCAAACGAATATGATAAAGAAGGTGAAATGATGAAGAACCAACTTCGTCAGATCTGTTCTGCTAATGAGAAGCTTATGAAGATGGTTGGTGACGATGATAACCTTCCAGAGTGGGTACAAAACAAGGTAACAAAGGCAACTGATTATATTAGATCAGTACGTGATTATCTTGAAGCAGAGAATGGTGACGATGATGAAAAGGAAATGGATGAAGCGAAAAGAACAGTCACTATTGATAAACCAGACAGTCTTGCTTCTATTAGAGTAATAAAACCAAAAGCTTTCAAAGATATGCGACGTTCTAGTACAGGTAAGTAAAATGAAAAGATTTGCCCAGTTCATTGAAGAGAAAGATCCACGTCTAAAGGCTGCTGGTGTAAAAGGTTATAATAAACCAAAACGTACACCTGGTCATCCTGAAAAGAGTCATATCGTTGTTGCTAAAGATGGTGACAAGATCAAGACTATTCGATTTGGGCAACAGGGTGTAACCACAGCTGGTGCACCGAAGAAAGGTGAATCTGATCGTCAGAAAGCACGACGTAAGTCATTTAAGGCACGTCACGCTAAGAATATCGCCAAAGGTAAGATGAGTGCAGCTTACTGGGCAGATAAAGAAAAGTGGTAATAAATAATGGCAGATAACACTAACACAAGGCTCGACAGAATCGAAGGTAAGCTAGATCAGCTCACTGAAGCCATGGTAACACTGGCTCGGGCAGAGGAAAAGTTGGCTGGATTGAAAGAAGACCACGACCGTGCATTTGAGAGACTTAACAGATTCTCTCAGAAGTTAGATGAGATTGAAAAGAAAGTAGATGATAACGCACGCACTGTGCAATTAATTAATAAACTATTTTGGGTAGTAATAGTGGCAGTAGTAGGCGCCACAGCAACAAACATATGGATGTAGGAGCATCAAATGAAAACAGAAGAAATTAGAAGAATGGCTCATGCTCTGCTGGCAGTGCAGGAGTCACAATTCCAGTACGTTGTGCCGGAAGAGATTGACGCACACGAAAGAACAGCCTTCCATGGTGCGGCAGCTGGTGCAGCTAAGGCAGGTAAATCACACTTCAGTTTCAAGGGTAAAAAATATCCTGTAACAATGAAGAAAGACGTAGCAACAAAGATTGCTGATTCCGTCGAGCATGATGAAGAAGAAGTTGTCGAAGAAGGTAAACTTCCACCTGCACTTCAAGCCTATATGGACAAGAAGAAAGGTAAGAAGTCAAAAGGTAAAGAAGACGAAAAAGATAATGGTGATGACAAAGAAAATGGTGATGATGAAGATGAAAAGGAAGTAAAAGAAGTAGTAACTTCTGCTGATAAGAAGCCTGAAAATTATGTCACTCCAGATGGTAGGACAAGAACCCGTATGGTTCCGACTACAAAGAAATCTGCCCAAACAGAAGCAAATGCACCAAAGGGAACACATACACCAGATAATGGTTCTCCAATGGGTCAAGGACTTTCACCATCTGCTAAAAAAGAAGTAGGTAACAAAACACCAACCTCACAAGAAATTGATGAGCCAACTGTTGATAAGTTGAACTTCCAAAAGTTCAAGACAATGACTAAGAAATCACCAATGCGTCCAAATGATAATGCAAAGGGTGATACTAGTATTAAGCCAGGTGGCACACCAATGAAAGATCCTCTTCAAGAAGGAAAATATGTTGGCGGACCAGAGCACACTTGGGCCCAATGGCTCGGTGGAAATAATAGTAAAAATGCAAATGCTATTAAAGCACATTTAAAGGCTAAAGGCCATGATTTTAAAGATCATAGCAATCTTCCTATTAATAAAAAGAATAATAGGCATATTATTAGTAATCTTAGTAAAGAAGGTCATGCGGAGCTTCAAAAAGTTAAGAAAAAACATGGTCTACCCGAGTATCCATATGGAACACCTGGTTATAAAAAAGAAGGGCATAAAGGTAAAGCAGATAAAGCTGATTTGCCAAAGGACGTAGAACATGATCCAAAAGCATCTTATATGTAGGAAACAATAATATGGCAAGTAGAATTAAACCAGTTAAAAACGGTATTCTTACTTCTCGCGGGTGGGTACACGAACGTACGGGCGAAGTTCTAAAAGCAATGAAAGTAACACCAGAAATGCTTGATGAATATTATGGTGTTACTCCTTCAAGTCCTGAACCAATGCATGTTAGTTTACCGGAATCCTGTCCAGATTGTGGTTGTCTTGTATGTGAGTGTGAAACACTAACAGAAGATTCACCAATGGACTTAAGTAAAATGACAAAAAAAGAGTTATCAGCTCTAGCAGAAGATCAAGGAATAGAGGTAGATACTAAGGAGACAAAGAAAAGTCTATTAAGTAAACTTACCGGCGGATTCTTGAACTAAGGGCTAACTCGTGGAAGAATATGATGAATTACTAGACGAAGATCTAGTAGTATTTGCGGCAAAACATTACTACACTCCAAAGGGTTATATTGACCCAGAAGAGTTTTATGATGATTTAAAGCGAATAAAATATATTAAACGTTTAGTAAATCGTTATCTGGAAACAGGTAGATTAACAGAACGTTTATTAATGAACCATATCATTGTTATATTTAATGTGTTTGGTAATTATGCAAGTTTAGCAATTTTGTCTAATAGATTAGAAGATAAGCATTGGCCAATTGTTAAACCTTTCTTGGAATATCTACAATATTTGAAACCAGGACAATTGAAACATATTAAATCAAATGAAGAAGTAAAAAATAAGCTAAAGGAAATATAATGGGACTTTTAAAACAAGCTGGAGATCTAATCTATACCTTTCGGTTCCTAACTCTTCTTGTTACACCGTTTGAAAATACTGAAGCTTATAAAGCTGGTATTATTGATGAAAATGGTAAAAGACTAAAATCATTTGATTTAGATCGTCTGGAAAACCGTATGAAGTATAAAGATGCTTATACGCCTTTCCATCGTCTTGTATTCAATGTTAAACGTCTAATGGCAAAAGTTCCTGGTGGTAGATCACGTCTTGCATCATATGCTGCAGCACTTTATTTAATTAAGGAAAAATTCTCTATTTCAGAAAAGAAGCTCCTATCTGGACTGAAAGAGATGGGTGTTGATCCTACAGACCTAATGGTAGAAGAAAGTCAATGGTTCCTACTTGAAGATGGCCGGCTTTCTCCTGGGGTTTATAAGACAACTATTCATAAAGTGTTTAACAGTACATGTGAAGAATTAGTTTATCCTGGTGATAAAATTATGGTAGGTGAAGATGCACATCCTGTTGGTGATATTTTTGGTATTAACATTTATGAAGCAACACATAGACGTACGAATCAGAAAATTTATATAACGGCGAATGAAATCGTGAGATAAATTTATAATGCCAATACCATTTATAGTGGAAGATCTTTTTGAAGTAAATGATAACTTTGAAATAACTTATAATAATAACTGGATATGTATTGATAACTTTTATAAAAATTATGATAATATAATAAAGTTATTTGATTCTTGGCCAGTTGAAGCCTGGAAGAAAATACCAGAAACAAGAAACTTTAAAGATTATTATGATTGTAGACTTGTTATTAATAATTTTAGGGCTGATCCAATAAAGACAAGAAAAAGATTAAGTTCATTTGCATATCATGTATTTGATTTTTTTAATTTAAAGAAAGAAGAATATGAAATACATCGTAGCTTAAATTTTAACATATTCAAACATATTAAAAAGGATATTCCAGTTACAAAACAACATCATCCACATTATGACTCGAATATGATTAATGTTCTTACTTATTTGGATCCACAGTCAAATGGTGGAACCGCAATATATGAAAATATTAAGATTAAGAATAATGAGGCAACAAACTTAATAATAGATGTATCAGATATTAAAATAAGGGAAGTAATACCAGCAAAACCAAACAGATGTGTAATATTTAATGGTAATGATTTACACGGAGCATATATTAATGATAACAATGTTTATACTGACAATTGGCGAATTACTCAGGCAGATTTCTTTAAGGTAAAAAGGTAATGACAAAAGTAAAAGAAGACGCACCAGCAGTTAGTACAGGATCAATCCCTAATCCTGCAACAACTGCAATGGGCCCAAGAATCAGAACAGTAAATGTAACAGATCGTCGTCGTAAGAAGGATAAAGTTCCTGTTCTTTTAAAACGATTTAGAAAGTATGTAGAAGATAATGCTTAGAGTTTATATCCTAGTTATTATAGTCATGGCAATGGCTGGTGTCGGTTATGCAGCTAAGTATTACTATGATACGACTCAAGCAACAATTGCTATATTAAGAGAAAATAATGCAAAGCTTGAATCTGCTATAGAAACTGCAGAGGCAAGTCTTGAAATGATGCAACAAGAGTGGAAGAAAATGTCTGAATTAAATAATCAACTTCAGGCAGATCTACAAAAGGCAGAACAATATGGTGATGAACTTCGTGGTAAATTAAGTAGAATGAATTTAGTACAAGATGCATTAAAAGATGCAGCAAGATTAGAAGGAAAGATGAATGGCGCAACAGCTAAACTTTGGCGTAACTTCATGGCTGACACTGGTAATTCTAACGAGTATGATCTTCCTGAGTGGTTGCAGCCGTTACCAGCCGGAACCGGAAATAGTAACAGTGACCAAGGTGGAGAAGGTACAGATACCAACAGTAGCGAGACCGAAACCTCTCCAACTGAATGATACACGTATATTTGTAGTTACAGAAGAAAACTTTGGTACATTCATAGAAGAATTTAAGTCTATCTATGGTGAGGTAGCATATGTTGCGTTGTCAATGAGAGACTATGAGAATCTTGCTCTTAACATGGCAGAGATTAATCGGTATATAGGACAGCAGAAGAATATTATAATTTATTATGAAGAGGCAGTGACTGACGATCCTGAACCGGTAGATGAAGAGACTGAATAATTGGTGGGTACCAGATCAAGAGAATTCTAATTCTTTAGCAACTTGGACACCTGAACAATGGCAAAATTATTTTTGTCAGTTTACTGTAGAATTTTTCTGTTTAAATAAAAAAAGATTATGTGTCGACATAGGTGCAAATGTCGGTCAGACAACTATTGCATTCTCCCCTTACTTTAGAGAAGTTAAATCCTTTGAACCAAATCCTATTGTATATGAATGTCTTGAAAAGAATATAAAAGAATATAATCTAAAAAATGTAAGAACATATAATGTAGGTATAGGTCATGAAGAAGGATCTTTAGACTTCAAATATGTATCAGAAAGTTCTGGTAAAAGTAGATTCATAGGACAACATGAAACAAAAGAAGATACTACTATAAAAAGTCTTCCTATTAAAACATTAGATTCTTTTAATTTTCTTGAAGTTGATCTTATCAAAATGGATATAGAAGGTCATGAGGCCCATGCACTACTTGGGGCAAAAGATACTATTCTCTATAATAAACCAACAGTTGTGTTAGAAATAGCAAAGGCACATTTTAGTCAACAAGAGAGAATACCTATCATTATGAAGAATATGGGATACGTTGGTTTATTCAAAAGAAGAAGTGATTATTATTATGTTCCTGTTGAAAGAGCAATACAAGTAGTGACAAACTTGCTCAAGAATCATGAAAAAAATAATTGGAAATTAGATGGAATTTAACGATATATCGGGGTTTACAAACTTCTAATAACGATATATAATACTACCATCAAAATTAAAAATGTCAGTAACACTGGGAGCAAGTCCCGGTGCAGGAGTCCTTTATGCAAAATAACATTAAAATCGATAAGTCAAAAGATAAGCTACTAACAGAATATGCTGTTGGTATGCTTAAAGATTTCTATATGAGAAAAACAGAATCATCCCCACAAGAAGCTTATGCACGTGCAGCAACTGCATGGGCAACATTTAAAGGAAAGACTGACGATCTTTTGGCACAACGATTATATAATGCAGTTTCAAATAAATGGTTTATGTTTGCATCACCAGTTCTTTCAAATGCACCAAACGGTACAAAGAATGATAAAGGTATGCCTATTTCCTGTTTCCTAACTTATGTTCCAGATACACTTGAAGGACTCATCGATCATACATCTGAACTACGTTGGTTATCTGTTTATGGCGGAGGTGTTGGTGGACATTGGAGTGACGTACGTACAGTATCAGATGTAGCTCCTGGTCCTATGCCTTTCTTACATACAGTTGATGCTGATATGATTGCATATAGACAAGGACGTACTCGTAAAGGCTCATACGCAGCCTATATGGACGTGTCACACCCAGATGTCATTGAATTCCTTAATATGCGTATACCGACTGGTGACGTACAACGTAAGGCTCTTAATTTACATAATGCTATTAATATTTCTGATTCATTTATGAATGCAGTTATTGAAAATAAAGATTGGGATCTAAAAGATCCAAAGGATGACACAGTAAAAGAAACAGTTAATGCACGTAAGTTATGGCAACGTATTCTTGAAACACGTTTCCGTACTGGTGAGCCATATTTAAACTTTATTGATACAGCAAATAAATTTTTACCACAGAATCTGAAAGATCTTGGTCTAAAAATTCATGGTTCTAATCTATGTAATGAGATTCATCTTCCAACATCTGAAGATCGTACTGCAGTTTGTTGTTTATCTTCACTTAATCTTGAATTATATGATGAATGGAAAGATACAACTATTATTGAAGATCTTATTACTATGCTTGATAATGTACTTGAATACTTTATTGAGAATGCACCAGATACAATTTCAAGAGCAAAGTTTTCCGCAGAACGTGAAAGATCTATTGGACTAGGTGCTATGGGTTTCCATTCACTCTTACAGAAACATGGTGTTGCTTGGGAAAGTGATCGTGCAAAAGAAATGAATAAAGTCGTATTTGAAAATATTCAAAAACGTGCTATTTCACAAACAGAAAAGCTTGCAAAGGAACGTGGGGAATATCCAGATGGTATTGGTACCGGTCGTCGTAATGCACACCTAATGGCTATTGCACCAAATGCTTCATCTGGTATTATCCTTTCAACATCACCAAGTATCGAACCAAGTAAAGCAAACGCTTATACCCATCGTACACGTGCAGGTTCATTCCTTGTCAAGAACAAATATCTTGAAGAGGTACTAGATAGACATAATGAAAATAATGAATCTAATTGGACATCAATTATTACAAATAAAGGTTCAGTACAACATCTACCATTCTTAACTGAAGGTGAAAAGGCAGTATTTAAAACAGCACAAGAACTTGATCAGAACTGGGTGGTACAACATGCTGCAGATAGACAACCATATATTTGTCAGGGTCAATCAGTAAACGTATTCTTTCCTGCTGGTGCAGAGAAATCGTATGTAAATAAGGTACATCTAAAGGCATGGAAAGAAGGACTAAAAGGTCTTTACTATCTTCGTACAGAAGCAAAACAAAGAGCAGAAAATGTTTCAGAAAAGGTAGAACGTGTTGCTCTACAGGAAGATGATCGCTCTATTGTATATGGTAAGAGTGATTGTCCATATTGTGCAAGAGCAAAAGAAGAACTTTCTTTACGTGGTATCCAGTTTGACTATATTGATCTACAAGAGATTGGCAAGACTGCAGCAGAGGTTACAGGACGTAAGGTCAAAACAGTACCACAAGTATATGTCAATGGTCAATATGTTGGTGGTTATGATGAACTAATGGAATTTTTAAATCAACCAATGATAATAGAATCCGGTGATGAATGCCGGGCTTGTGAAGGTTAAGTAATGAGGAAAATATTTTTAGATGTAGGTGCAAATAAAGGTCAGAATACAGATAATTTCAGAAAGACTTACGGCGACGATTATGAGATATTTGCCTTTGAGCCTGATGAAAGAGTATTCGGAATGATGCAGGAAAAGTTTGATGATGATCCAAAGGTAACACTTTTTCATGCAGGTGCATCTAACATAGATGGTAAAAAGACTTTATATTTAGGAAGTATTTCTGCTGCAAATAGTTTTAGAAAAGATAAAACAACATTTAAGTCTTCTGAAACAGCTCAAATAAAAGTTATAAACTTATCTAAATGGATTCAGGATAATTTTACAAAAGATGATGAAATTATTTTATATTTAGATATTGAAGGTGAAGAATACGCAGTTTTACAAGAAATAATAGATGACGATATATTAGATTGGTTTGACGAAATGTATGTTGAATTCCACGAAAAGAAATTAGAAGATTTAGATATAAAAGTACACGATCGTATTATGCAAACGCTGATTGATGTATTAGATAAAAAAGTTTATATACACGCAAAATATCAAGACAAAGAATATAGGAGAATTGGTTAATGTCACTCACAGAAGTATCTAAAACTTACCGTCCATTTCTATATCCATGGGCAGTAGAACTAACAAAGAAACATGAAGAGATCCATTGGGTCGAGGATGAAGCAGAATTATCAGAAGACGTACAAGATTGGAAAACAAAACTATCTGATGATGAAAAGGAATTTGTTACACAAGTTCTCCGTCTGTTTACACAATCAGATGTTCAGGTAGGTGAAAACTATCATGAGCTTCTTATTCCTAAGTTCAAGAATAATGAAGTTCGTAACATGCTTTCTTCCTTTGCTAACCGTGAAGGTGTACACCAACGTGCATATGCGCTTCTAAATGATACCCTTGGTCTACCTGATGAAGAATTCCATGCATTCCTTGAATATAAAGAAATGGCAGATAAGATTGAATTTATGTCACAGGGTAATCCAAATACGTTGCAAGGTCTAGCACTTATTATGGCACAATCTGTATTTAATGAAGGTATGAGCTTATTTGCATCCTTTGTGATGTTACTGAACTTCCAACGGTTTGGTAAGATGAAAGGAATGGGTACAATTGTTGAATGGTCAATACGTGACGAATCAATGCACGTACAAGGTATTGCTAAACTTTTCCGTGAGTTCTGTGATGAACATCCACGTATTGTAAACGATGAACTGAAATCAAAGATTTATCAGATGGCAAAAGATGCAGTTAAATTAGAAGACGCATTTATTAAACTGTCATTCAAAGGTATTGACGAAGTTCAGGGATTAACAAAACAAGAGGTAAAAGATTATATCAGACACATTGCAGATCGTCGTCTACTACAGCTTGGTCTGAAGCCAACATTTAAGGTAAAAGATAATCCATTACCTTGGTTAGATTGGGTACTGAATGGTGCATCACATGATAACTTCTTCGAGAAACGTGTTACCGAATATTCCGTAACTTCTATGGAAGGTGACTGGGACTGGGAAGAAGAAGCTGCATGAAGCTAAAGACATACGAAATAGAGTGCGACTTTTGTGAGGAATTAACAAAGGTCGTACTTATATCAGAGACAGAGACTGAGCCAGATTACTGTCCGTGTTGTGGTGCATTTGTTGGTTGTGTCTTTATTGATGCAGAAGCTGATAGTGATGACTGATATATATTTGTATGTGGTATTATAATGATAGAGAATTTAATCCCTCCGAGGACGAACTACGTGACTGGCAAGGATTCGTATACATCATCACGGATCTCACCAATAACAAAAAGTACATCGGTAAAAAGGGATTCTGGTCAAGAAAGACACTTCCTCCCCTCAAAGGAAAAACCAGGAAGAGACGTAGTATTGTGGAGTCCAACTGGCGGGACTACTTTGGCTCATCTGATCTTGTTAAACAACTCCTCGCAGAAAATGGTGAACAGGGCTTTCGTAGAGAGATATTATATCTCTGTAAATCGAAAGGAGAAATGGGATACCTTGAAGCAAAAGAGCAGTTTGATAGATCTGTATTGTTAGATGATACATATTATAATGGTATTATTAACTGTAGGATCCATCGATCCCATGTTCAGAGGTTAAAGGATGAAAATATATGAATATTCAAATGATGATCAATATCGTCAAGAACAATATAAAGCAAATAAAGAAAAAGAAGGACGTCACTGGATAAGTATACTTGATGTATTGTTTATAAAGGAATCAATGCCTTTTGATGATGTAAAATCAATACTTTGTCATGGAACAAGAAATGGTACTGAACTAAGACTATTTAGTGAGCATTTTCCTGATGCAAGAGTATTAGGAACAGAAATAGCACCTACAGCACTTAAGTATGAAAATACAATAAGGCATGACTTTAGAAGACAACATGACAGATTAATAGGTAAATTTGATATTGTATTTTCTAATTCATTTGATCATACTAATGAACCACGTGAAACTTTAATGGTATGGAAAGATCAACTAAATAAACGTGGTATTATGTTTGTAGAAGCTGTATTTGATAAGAATAATATTTCATCTGCATCAGATCCTTTAGAATGGGATCATGAAGACGAATTTGCAGATTTAGCAAGAAGTATAGGATTCAAAATACGTAAAACATATTCAAATTATAATAATCAAGATAACCTTACAAATAGATTATATATGTTAGTACAATGATATATCCTGAAGAAGAAGTTTGGAAGAATATAGATCCAGATGATATCTGGGTTTTAGATAAATTTATTCTTGCAAGAAAGTTAGGATATATCTGTGGTCCAGTAGGTATGGATGTACCAAAAGACGACAGATATATTGTACGTCCATGTAAGAATGCACTTGGTTTAGGTATTGGTACAAGTTTAGAATATTTAAAATCAGTTGATGGTGGTACAGATCATTTAACACCAGGATATTTTTGGTGTGAGATATTTAATGGAAGACATTTCAGTGTTGATTATCAGTGGGGTGAAATCAAACTTGTTGTTGAAGGATTTAAAAAAGAAGATACATTTGTAAAGTGGGATAGATGGGAAGAAGTTAATGACCAGCCTGCTATAGAGAGAATTATAAGCTTTCCTGAAATATTAAATCCAATAAAAGACAAATATGAATGGATTAATTGTGAGTTTATTGGTTCTCATTTAATTGAAGTACATTTTAGAAAGAATGATGATTTCCAATGGGGTAATACTTCTTTTATACCTGTTTGGGAAGGTGAAGATACAAATCCACCTAATGGATATAGATACATAGAGTATCCAGATATTCATGGGAGGATAGGAGCTTATGTACGAGTATAAATGCACAATTTTAAGAGTAGTAGATGGTGATACAGCAGACGTAGATATTGATCTAGGGTTTGGTGTATGGTTAAGAAGACAGAGAGTTAGATTTCACGGTATTGATACCCCAGAAAGTCGTACCTCAGATAAAGAA